TGGGTGGAGGTTTAATGCAATTAGTCGCTATGGGTGCTCAAGATGTTTATCTTACAGGTAATCCTCAAATTACCTTCTTCAAAGTTGTCTACAGAAGACACACTAACTTCTCAAAAGAAGCTATTAAACAAGAATGGAATGGTTCTGGTGCCAGCAGAACTTGTACATTAGCTAGAAATGGTGATTTAGTTCAAGAAATGTACCTTGTTGGTACTGGTATGCAACACGCTGATATTGTATCAGTTGAAGTAGAAATTGGTGGTCAAAAAATTGATAAGCATTATAGTGCTTGGTTAGATATTTATGATGAACTATTTGATGATAATAAGGATTTAAAAGCTGCTATTCATGGTTCTTTTATGCCATTAAGATTCTGGTTTAATAGAAACCCAGGTCTTGCTTTACCTTTAATTGCTTTACAATATCATGAAGTTAAGGTTGTTCTTGAATTATCTTCTTCTGCTACTGGTACCTACAGTAGTTTATTAGTCAATTATTTATACTTAGATACTGATGAACGCAGAAGATTCGCTCAAGTATCACATGAATATTTAATTGAACAAGTCCAACATACCGGTCCTGAATCAGTATGTGCTGCTACTACTGATAATAATGCTTCAGTAAATAAAAGTATTACTTTAACTTTTAATCATCCTGTTAAAGCTTTATTCTGGCATGGTTTGAAACATCATGCAGCCACGGAAGTTGCTAGTTATACTGCTAAATTACAATTAAACGGACATGATAGAGCCCAAGAACAAGGACATTTATATTATGTTGGCGTTCAACCATATGAAAGTGGTTTAAGACAATGTTATTCTACCCCTACTCTAACAGTAGCTGATCCAGGTATGTATTCATTCTGTTTAAAACCTGCTGAACATCAACCTTCGGGCACATGCAACTTCTCAAGAATTGATAATGCTAGATTAGTATTAAATCTTACAGGTGGTTCCACAGACTTGGGTGCCCAATCATTAAATATATTCGCTATGAACTACAACGTATTACGTATTATGAGTGGTATGGGTGGTCTTGCTTACTCTAACTAAACAACCTTTTTAGGAAAAAGGTTAAACCAAAAAACTTGTTAAAAAAGTTAATAAAAATATAGTTAAATAAATTATTAATAGTAATGTTAATAATTTATTTTTTTTTTATTAAATTTAATATAATTTTTAATTAAATTTAATTCATTTTTTTTTTCTAATATAAAAATATAAAATGGGTGGTGGTTTAATGCAATTAGTCGCTATGGGTGCTCAAGATGTCTATCTTACAGGTAATCCTCAAATTACTTTTTTCAAAGTTGTCTACAGAAGACACACAAATTTCTCCAAAGAAGCTATTAAACAAGAATTCAATGGTTCTGGAAACAGCAAAACTTGTACTTTAGCCAGAAATGGTGATTTAGTACAAGAAATGTATTTATATAAAGCAGGTTCCACGGCTTTGACAGTTCCTGATACTGTTGAAGTTGAAATTGGTGGCCAAAAAATTGATAAACATTATTCTAAATGGTTAGCTATTTACGATGAATTATTTGATAATAACTTTCATTTAAAAGATGGTATTAAGACTGATTTTATGCCATTAAGATTCTGGTTTAATAGAAATCCTGGTCTTGCTTTACCATTAATCGCTTTACAATATCACGAAGTTAAGATTATTGTTGAAGGCAGTAATGCTGATAGTTTATTAGTTAATTATTTATATTTAGATACTGATGAACGTAGAAGATTCGCTCAAGTATCACATGAATATTTAATTGAACAAGTTCAACACACTGGTGCTGAATCTCTTGGTAAACCAGCTACTACAGGCACAAGTAAAAGTATTACTTTAACTTTTAATCATCCTGTCAAAGCCTTATTTTGGACTGGATTAACACATGGAGGATCCACACCAAATTGGAAAGGTGCCACCCAAGCAACCGCTAACACTGGTGTTGCTAGTTATACTGCTAAATTACAATTAAACGGCCATGATAGAGCTGCTGAACAAGGACATAAGTACTATACTGGTGTTCAACCATATGAAAATGGACTTAGACCATGTTATACTACTGCTGATTTAGATACTCACACAGCTGGTATGTATTCATTCTGTTTAAAACCAGGTGAACATCAACCTTCTGGAACATGCAACTTCTCAAGAATTGATAATGCCAGATTAGTATTAAATGTTGTTGGAGAACATGCAACTACCACAACAGAACAATCATTACATGTATTCGCTCTTAACTACAATGTATTACGTATTATGAGTGGTATGGGTGGTCTTGCCTACTCTAACTAAATAACCTTTTTAGAAAAAAGGTTAAACCAAAAAATAAAAAAATATAATCAAATAAATTATTAATAATATTTTAATAATTTATTTTTTTTTTCTATGTATATAATATAAAATGGGTGGAGGTTTAATGCAATTAGTCGCTATGGGTGCTCAAGATGTTTATCTTACAGGTAATCCTCAAATTACCTTCTTCAAAGTTGTCTACAGAAGACACACTAACT